TAACGGAGAATACACTTAATGGCATTTGGATTCCTAAAACCTGTTACGTCATTAAATGGACTACCTTGCACTGGTCACGGTCTCTGTTTACCCTCGACTGTACACTCAGTGCAGGCTTGCGGTAGTCCACCAATACCTTATACTATAGTAATTAAGAATAAGACCTGTTGGTGGCCACCTACACCACTGATACCTACTTTCCCTATTACGCCAGACCGCGCAATGGTGCAAGTAAACAGGATTCCTGTTATGGTATTCGGTGATACATTCACATTGCACATTGCTGCGTGCACTAATATAATAATCTATATGTGTCCATGCGGTAAAGGAGTGTGTCCTATCCCAACTCCTATCCCCTGTAGTAACCTAACTATAGAAGATAACGGTGGAGTTGGTCACATTAGAGTCTGTAACGCAACCACGCTTACAGTCTTTGCGCACAAACGTCCACTGGCACGTATCCTAGACCCTCTAGGAGTCGGAGTACCTGGATTTTCCTATCCATGTTACTCAATGATTGCATTTGGACACCCAACTGTATTAGCATCTTAGTAAATTAACTTTAAATTATGGCAACTAAATCAGGAATGATGGGCACTGTATACAATACAGATGTCAGACCAAAGAAAACTCGTCAAGGACGAGGTCAACATACAAAATATTCGGCAACAAGTAGAAACAAAGCGAAAAAAAGATATCGCGGACAAGGAAAGTGAGTTTTCTAGTCCATAATTTACCTCCAAGAGAGGTTTTTGTGAGAAAGGAGTATCTCTATGACCTAAAAAAGGGTCATGGAGACCTAACTCCTGGGATTTGGATATCAGTTAAGAGCGTAGAAGCGAAAGCTTTGTATTTTGAGACGCTTCTGACTGAGTATGGAGCACTTTTTGACAAATTACCACTAAGTGCATTCGTCTGGAAGACCGATTATGGCGATTTACTGCCTTTAGACACCCTTCAACTGTGGGATTGCTTCGATTACAACATCACAGTCATCGAAAAACCCCTTTTAGGTCGTTGCTCCTTCTTTGGAAAGGACAAAAAGATGCATGCGGGTGAATATTTGTTTACTATTGACTCATGTCATAGTGAAAATTCGACTCTAGACACTAATTTTAGTGAATATGACCCAGAGCACAAGTCATTTAACATCATACAACTAGATAATGGTCAATTTGCTGCTCAACCTAACAATAGAATCATCTGGAAAGACATGAGTTTGATACCAGAGAAGACTAAAATGCCAGATTTTAATGTTTGTAGTCAAAACTACCGAGTAGAAACATCCGATAAGTGGTCAGTAGGGCATTCTGACGAATGGATGTATAAAACTGATGAAGAAAAAAATTCGGAAAACCCGCTAAATAGATAATAGCAACAAAATTGGAGAATTATGGTGGTCAAAGTAGACCGAGCGGAGTGGTTTGTTGCTGAGGGTAAGAGGTTAATCACTGACTACCCAAGCGATAAATATTCCAAAAAAGGATGTAAATGCCGAGCTACAGATTCAGAGCAGAAAAATACGTCAGTAGAGGTTTCAAGGACTTAGCAGTCTCAATGAATGCTAACCCTTCTACTAAAGATTTTGGTGCTGTGAAAAATGAGAGGGCAATCTCTCAATCTGTAAGGAATCTTTTATTGACAACTTTTGGCGAAAGACCTTTCCAACCTGAGATAGGGTCTAGAGTCAAAGGACTTTTATTTGAGCAATGGGATGTCTTTGCTGCGGATGCTATTCGCACAGAGATTTTTAACGTTATGGAAAGACTTGAGCCTCGTATTGAAGTGACTGAGGTTAAAGTGGATGATGCATCAGATGAAAATGCTATTGAAATATCAATGGACTATGTAATCGTTGGACAAGAGTTAGTCCAAAACGTAGAATTCTTATTAGAGAAGACGTAACATGCCTGCTATACCGTCACAATTAACTTCTCTAGACTTCTTTGAGATAAAAGAATCAATCAGGTCTTACCTAAGGACTAGGAAAGAGTTTACTGATTATGATTTTGAAGGTAGTGCTGCCTCATATCTTATTGACATTCTAGCCTATAACACATATTACACTGCATTCAATGCTAACATGTCATTGAATGAGGCGTTTTTAGAATCTGCAACTGTTAGAGATAATGTTGTAAGAATTGCTAAACAACTAAACTATACACCTCGCTCAGTCAAAGCACCTAAAGCATGTGTCCATATTAAGGCACAGACTACAACAGGATTGAATGGAATTACATTTCCTGAGTTTTGTGTATTGCATAAAGGAGACGTATTTGTAGCAGACAACGCTCTAGACACATTTACCTTTACATTGACTAGAGATATTCAAGTACCAGTAGATACAGGCACTGGTATAGCAGACTTCTCTAATGTTATCATCTATCAGGGTAACTTATTATCATATAATTACACAGTTGATTATACTAAGAATCAAGAATACATCATTCCTGCAGAAAATGTAGATACTGAGTTATTGACTATTGATATATCACCTAATGCTCAGTCAGAAGAGAAAGATACTTACAATCTAGCAGGAAACGTTACATCACTTGACGCAAACTCTCGTGTTTACTATCTTGAGGAAACAGATGACCAAAGATATAAGGCAATCTTTGGTGATGGAGTGATTGGGCGTCGTTTGATTGATGGTGAATACATCACTATGAATTATGTTACCACTTATGGTATAGAAGCTAACGGTGCTGACAGATTTGCTTTCATTGGGCAGATAACTGACTCTGATGGTCGTGTGATACCTCCACAGAGTATCAAGACAACAACTATGGAGAAGGCTCAGCAAGGTGAAGATGCTGAGACATCATTGAGCATTAAGTTTAGAGCACCTAGAGCATACTCTACACAAAACCGTGCTGTAACTGAGTCTGACTATGAGCACATCGTTACTGAAATATACCCACAGGCAGCGTCTGTAACCGCCTACGGTGGCGAGAAACTAGACCCTCCTGTATATGGTAAGGTTTATGTTGCAATTAGACCAAAAACAGGAAATAAACTAAATGCAGCAACAAAAGTAAAGATTGAAAAGGACTTAAGGAAATTTGCAGTTGCATCTATCCAACCTGAGGTGATTGACCCAACCAGTTTCTACATTATACCAAAAGTTTATGCGTATTATGATGGAAATGCTACTTCATTGAGCGGTAGTCAACTTGCTACTAAAATTTTACAGTCAATCGATGAGTATAACCGAAATGGACAAACTGACAGATTTAATAATCGTATTGAAGGGTCAAAATTCGGTGCAATGGTCGATAATTCTGATACAGCAATCTCTGGTAATGTTACACAGCTTGCATTGGGTCAGAATTTAGACAAATTTGCCTTCGGACAAGTATTCACACAGTGTCTTAACTTCGGAAACCCATTATATGACCCTAGTAGTTACTCAGGTGACTCAGATGGTGAAATGTGTAAACCTAATTTCTCTGTTGTTAAATCTGGCACATTTTATGCTACAGATTACACCGAAGAATTGGTTAATTTGACAACTGGCACTGCATCTAACGCATCAACCTCCAGTGTAGTCTTCTCTACTAACGAATCAACACAAGTTTTAGTCCCTGTAAACATCAAAGACGATGGAATGGGCAATCGTATGTTGGTTACCACTAGAGATGAGACAGAAGTTATCTTAAACGCTTCTGTAGGGACTGTAGACTATCAAACTGGACAAGTTTGCGTAGGTCCTATCGCTATTCAGCAAACACCTGACGGTACAGAGCAACTTCCAATCTCTGTTATGCCAATGTCTCCAACTATTGAGATTCCCCCAGGTGTAGACCCAACTTTCTTTAACCCAACAGTCAATCCTATCGACTTTACGACTAATAATGTGCCGATTCCATCATTTGACCCTAATAACTTTAGCGGTTATAACTTAGGTGACACAAGTGGTCTAAATATCATTGACTACCCCTCTGATACCTTTACGTATCCTGTAGATACCTCTTGTTTCTAGGTGAAGAATGCAAACAAAGAATATTAACGTATCGGATAGAGTTGAAAATCAACTTCCTGAGTTTATCAGGCAGGAAGATAGACAACTTGTAAATTTTCTCTTTGAGTATTACAAATCTCAAGAGAAAACAGGACGTCCTTATGACATTCTGAATAATCTGCTAAATTACCTCAATCTTGACAGTTATACGTCAAAAACGTTGTCAAGCTCTACATTATTGCTTGGTGATATTAGCACGATTGATACAAAGATAGAAATTGAGAGTATTGATGGATTTGTCGAGAACAATGGCTCGATAATGATTGATAATGAGGTTATCTACTACGAGTCTGTGACTCGAGGACCTGATGCCATCATTACCCCAGGTGTATCGTTTCCACAATTCAATAAAAAGAAGCAACAACTAGAAAATCCATTTACTTCGTTTGATGGAGTCCAAACTCAGTTTCCTTTATCATTTTTAGGCACTCCTGTAGCACCTCCTAGTGCAGAGCACCTTATAGTCATCACATATAACGATATGTTGAGAGCTGGGGTTGATTATACTGTAGATGGCACAAATATAATTTTTACAAATCCACCTAGAGCAAGAAGTGGTGCTGATGACTCTGAATTTACTCAAATTACATATTTGGTCGGATATGCAGACCAAAATATAATTACTGCTGATGATATTCCTTATACAGAGTGGCAGGGCACAAAAAATTACCCATTACGAGTAAATACTGCTCCTTATAACCCAACATCTGATATTGGTCTAATAATTAACAAGAATGGTAGGTTACAAGAGCCATATACCGATTATACTGTTTTTGACACGACTGTAATCTTCAAAAACCCGATTGGTGCTGCAGATGAGATTGATATTAGGTCTGTTGAGTATATTGCTCCTGTTTTTGGTAGTGGTGCTTCTGCTGTTGTTGCTGTAAACGCAAATGGTGAAGTTACTAGGATTATTCCTAAAACAGGTGGCACAAAATATCGTTTAGACTTTAATCCTAAAGTAACTATCACTTCTACTAATGGAAGTGGTGCAACTGTTAGGTCTTTGATTGGTGGTATCAAAAATATCAACCTAATTGACGGTGGACAAGGATATACTTCATATAACCCTCCTATTCCTGTTGTAGCAACTCCTACAGACCCTAATGGCACTCCTGCAAAGGTTTCGTTGACTGTGAATGATGAAACAGGTCAAGTTGACACTATTACTATAGATGACAGTGGAAGTGGGTATGGTTTTATCCCATCTATCACATTTAAGAATCCATCAGGTGCTACAATCAGTCCTTGCACAATCGATAGCGAAGGTAGAGTAAATGTAGACAGTATTCAAGTATTAACAATGGGTAGTGGTTATTCTAACCCTCCTACTGTTTATATCGACCCTGCTCCTGCTGATGGTATCAATGCACAGGCACAAGCAAGAATAAACCAAGATGGTCAAGTATATGAGATACAAATAACCAATAGAGGTAGAGGATATGTAACTGTACCTAGAGTTGCTATTATAGACCCTGTTGGTGCACAGGTGCTTGATGTTACTGTTGCATCTGGGTCAGTTACTAACATTGAGATGTTAACAGGTGGTAGTGGTTACAATGATGCACCATCTGTGTATATTGTTGACGATAGAAAAGATGGATTTGGCGAACCTATCGGTGGTACTGGTGCAACTGCTGCAGCAACTATATTCAACGGTGAAATTACTGATATTAACATTACTAATTTTGGTAGTGGATATTCTACAGAGTTTCCCCCTAAAATCTTCATCGCTGCACCTAAAGCAGCAAGAGCATCTCTAGATGTTGGGTTTGATGAAGTTACTGGATATGACGTAATAGAGCCTGGTAGTGGGTATTCACCTTCTGCCTTTTTAAACTGCTCTAGAGGCGTTTCTGGTGCTGTTACATACGACAATTATCATAACGAAGTATATGCTAGAGAAGAGCAGTTAAGACAGTCTAATCACCCTGCAGGAGCATCGGTTGTTAATTTAGATAGTCTTTTCATAAGAGAAGTATTTGATAAGTTTAGAAGACAATATTTGCCTACTTTAGACATTGATTTTTCTAAAGTAAACCCAGTACAAGTCATTAAGAATATTGGTGACTTCTATGTTTCAAAAGGTACAGAATTAGCAACCCAATATCTGTTTAAAATTCTTTTTGGTGAGAATGTATCACTATTCTATCCAAGAGATGAAATTATCTCACCATCTCATGCTACATGGGTTGTAGACACCGTTTTACGTGCTGAGTTGATATCTGGTGACCCTGCTAACCTAATTGACTCTCAAGTAGTCCAATATGCAGATGAAGTTGACTTAAACATCAAACAAGCGAATGCATTGATTGAAAACGTCATTACTATTATTGAAGGTACTGATACAATCTACGAATTAGCAATATCTGAAGAAACCTTAGCTGGTCAATTTAAAATACCTTATAAAACGACTCTAGTTGAGCCTTTATCTACAGATGGTCAAATAATCACGGTTGACTCAACTATTGGGTGGCCTGAGAGAAATGGTACTATATTAATTAACGATGAAGAGCAAGTCCAGTATAAAGAGAAGTCACTTAACCAGTTTATCGAATGTACTCGTAGTAAAAATGGAATAGTCGAAGATTGGGACCCAGGTACGATTGTCCAGTCTGATATCTTTGTATATACTAACTTTGGCACACCTACCGAGTGTAAGATGAGAATTCTCGGTATTGCTGAGGCAGGTACAACAGTACTAAACGATACTGGGTCATATTACATAAAAGGTGATAAATTAAAGGTTGCTAATCTTGGGTCAACTGCTATTGACGAAAGATTGACTTCTTGGTTATATAACGTTAAAAAACTTATTCAAGTTACAGAAATCACCCCAGGTGGTGTTAATAACCAGACTGCAACTGTAGTTTGCGGTAATCCACATGGTTTACTTGTTTCTGACCAAGTTACGATATATGGTGCAAACCCTGTTGTGTATAATGGCACATTTACAGTAACTGCACGTTTAGATGACTTTTCATTCTCTTATCAGTTAAATGTCCCTACTGAAATTATACCTGAGGGAAATATTCTATTATCTGTTGACTTAAACAGAGGTAAGTCAGATGTAACTTCTATTAACAACGTTGTTAGTGAATTCACGACTAATATACAGAATGCCTTCTTTAATGACTCATACGTTTATGTTGCAGCGTCAGGATTACCCAACTATAAGATAGGACCGTTTACTGGGTCTGCTCTAATCCCAGGAAACCAAAGAAAGTTACTAAGATTCCCTAGAGTCGTCCAAACTATCTCTGAGCGTCAAGATATCAATGCTAACAGTCCTATAGGTACATGGATAAATGGTGTATCTATCTGGGGTTACAAATCTGGTGATTTTGTCCAATTCGGACCTTTAACACAGATTACTGTTGATAATGTAGGTGAAGGATACGATGCAGGGTCAAAACCAACTGTAGAAATTACTGGTGGTGGAGGCACAGGTGCTGCAGCAGAAGTTGTCGTTAATGGTAGTCTTACATCATTTGATGTTACTGCAGGAGGTAGTGGTTACACAGAATCACCTCTTGTATCGATTGTTGGTGGTAATGGTAGTGGTGCAACTGCACAAGCAGTTATTACTGGTGGTAGAGTTACCAGAATTCTAGTTGAGCAAGGTGGTAGCGGATATACAGCACAACCTAGTGTTTCTATTACAGGTGGTGGAGGTACAGGAGCAGAGGCAAATGCTAATGTTAGAGGTGTTATACAGTCTGTTAATATCACTAACTTTGGTAGTGGTTATACTTCACTTCCTAATGTAAGAGTTAACTCTGGTGAAGGTGCACTAGCACAAGCGATTGTTATCAATGGTAGAATCGTATCTATCGCTATTATTAACTCAGGTAGTGGTTATACAACTGCACCTACTGTTATTATTAACGGAGATGGATTTGGTGCGATTGCAAAAGCAACTATCGGCACAGTTGGTGAAGATAAAGGGCGTGTATTGGGAATTACTATTACAAACAGAGGTATAGGATACACACAGGGTAACACAACTATCAGATTAGAGGCAGTTGGTCAACTTGCAGAATTTACTCCAGAAGTCTTTAAATGGAATAAAAATTTAGAGTATGAATTAGCATCTAGATATGACAATGCAAAAGGATATGTATTTACTGGATATAACAACCAGTTTGGTGGTGAGTATGCACACCTATCTGACCCTAAAGAATTAAGATATGTTGTTGGTGATAACGTATTCTTAAATCCTGTTACACAACAATTCCAAGAATTAGAATCTAATTTCCAACACTCTCCAATCATAGGTTGGGCATTTGATGGTAACCCAATATACGGTCCTTATGGTTACATTGACCCAACTGACCAAAACAGTGGTATTAGAAGATTACGCACATCATACAAATTAAAAGAAAACGTTGTATATGATGAAGCAACTAACCCAA